AGCGCTATCACTTTATAACAAAAGTGTCTCCGGTCTTTCGACCTTTCAGGACAGCAAAACAAAACTGCCCTTACACCCAATACGGGTGTCAGGTTAGCACATAGACACGGATTTTCCGTGCTAGTTCACCTCCGCGTAAAGTATGTTCATCGCTCTCACGAGCAAATGAAACATGTTTAGACTTTACGCGCTTCAGGAAAGACTCGAACAGAGCTGGATGCATTAACGCTTTCACGTCAATAAACCAGTCTGTATGATGGTCCTCCTTCAGATACGCTTCATACGCCGGTAATAACTGAGTCCCAGTAGGGACCCCGGTATCACGGTGAGGCACTTTTGAATACGTCGTGAAAACATATCCACTCCAACCATCTTCTGGTCGGTGAGGAATCTGCTCAAACTCGTACCCAATTAAGTGACCGTCTCCATAACCATCCGGTCCGTAAAGTTTGTTAGAAGGCTTAATAAAGCTTTCGACAAGTTTACGGTACCCCTCATCGGGGTGATCGGAGCGCTCAATTTGGTTGCTATAAGCAACTAACCGAGCGTCGGTTATAGTGTCTTTAACGTAAAAGGGTCGAACATCTATGCCAAGAAGGTAATCACCCCCGCAAGACTCACGAAACAGGCCATCTGTAAATGTCTTTTCAGAATTTACAGTGAAACCAAGTTTATCGAGTATTGCGAATAAGTGCGGAACGGACTTAGTGGGGACGATAATATCGTCACCATAAACCGAACAACACTTGGGGTTTTCTCCTGATAGTGACGCCGCTACTTGAGCGCATGCATAAAAAATGCATGACTCTAATTCAAAAGTATATCCGTTTCCCATAGAAGAAAACTTCTCTAGGACGAAATACTCAGAGTTAGGCTTAAAGTAGACAAGGTCAGTACGCCAAGAGCCTAAGAACTTAAACCATTCCCATGGTAGAAGTTCTTTGACCAAAGCATAACTGATGGTGTCGCTAGCAGCGCTAAGATCCACGGTAGCAAGTTCGCCTGTAAGGGAACCTACGCGTGCGCTATTTCTGTTGATTGACTGATCATAAAGATTACAGCCTTTCTTCAGAAGCGATCTCTTGATATGACGGCCGATCCCCCTCTGCACAAAAGTGCCGAGTATGGGCTCGATCATAATACTTCGAGATGTCTTCGCGTTCTTGGGTACAAA